CTCCACGCCCGTGAGCAGCTGAACCGGAGGCGATGAGATGGCGGTGATGGATGCGCTGCTGCGGATCAAGGCAGACGTTCAGGGCGAAGGGCAGGTGGCCGCGCTCGGGCGGACGATGGGCAGCCTGAACAAGACCGCAACGACCGTGACGGGTGGCCTGAAAGGCCTTGCCGGTGCAGCGGGTGGACTGATCGGTCCGCTTGGCGCAATCGGCGGCCTGGTCTCTGGCGCCGGATTGGTGGCACTGGGCAAAGGTGCGATCGACGCAGCCGACGGCATGAACGACCTCGCGCAGAAGACTGGCGTGAGCGTAGAGCAGCTAAGCCGGTTCCAGCAGGCAGCGCAGAAGAGCGGCACCGACATCGACGCAGTGGGTGCGGCGATGGTGAAGCTTGGGCGGAACCTGGAGACCGGGAACAAAGGCGCGGTCTCTGCCCTGCAGGAACTGCAGGTGAACGCCACCGATGCCACCGGCAAGCTGCGCCCGCTTGATCAGATCATGCTGGACGCAGCCGACAAGCTCAGCAAGATGGAGGATGGCGGCAAAAAGGCCGCGCTAGCTACGCAGCTCTTCGGCAAGGCTGGCGCCGACATGATCCCACTTCTGAACGGTGGCCGGGCTGCAGTTGAGAGCCTTGAGGCCACGATGTCAACGAAGTTCGCCAAGAGCGCGGACGAACTGAATGACAAGGTGGTGGATCTTCAGACAAGATTCACGCAGATTGGTGTAAGCATCGGCACCGCATTGCTGCCGGCAATCAACATCCTTGCGGATGGTGTGCTAGCCATTGCGCAAGGATTTAGCCAGTTACCGGAGCCGCTGCAAGCAATCATCATCGGCATCGGTGCGCTCACCCTCGCGCTCACTCTGCTTGCTCCTGCGATTCAGGCGGTCGTGTTCCTGATCACCAGCCTGGGAAGTCTGCAGTTGGGCGCATTGATCGCCGGATGGGCGCCGGCCCTGATCGCCCCGTTCGCTGGTCTGCTGGCCTTTCTCACCGGCACCATGCTGCCGGCCCTGCTGGCGTTCTTCTCAGGCCCTGCCGGCTGGACCGTCTTGGCGGTTGCTGCTGTGGTGGCAATGGCCATTGCATTCCGCGAGCCGATCGGTGAGTTCCTGTCCTGGCTCGGCGGCGCCCTGCAGGATGGCCTTAAGGCTGGCCTCAAGATCGCCTATGACATCTGGGTCAAGCCATGGGTCGACATCTGGGATAACGTCCTGCGGAAGCCGATCAGTGATCTTCTGTCATGGATGGGCAACGCCATCCGCGCACCGTTCGAGGCGGCGGCCAACTTCGTCAAGGGCATCATTCGCGGCATCCTGCAGACGATCGCCAACGGCATCAATGCCGCAGTCGGCGCGATCAACAGATTGATCGGCGCCTACAACAGCCTCCCCACACCAGACCTCCCCCTGGTCCCGACGATCGCCATCCCTCAGTTCGCAGAAGGCGGCGTCGTCAACCGCCCCACCCTGGCGATGGTCGGCGAGGGCGGCGAGCGTGAGTACATCATCCCGGAATCCAAGATGGCCGCGGCATCCGCCCGCTACCTCTCCGGTGGCCGCGGTGATGCCGTGCTCAGCGGCGGCGCCGGCAACTCCATCATCAACATCCGCACCGGCCCGGTCATGTCGGCACAGGGTCAGCAGTGGGTGACCATGGCTGACCTCGAACGTGCCGTACGCCAGACCGAGGCCGGCGTGATGGCCCGCATCCGCACACCAGCCGGCCGACGTGCGCTGGGGATCCGCTGATGGCAAGAGCTCAGTCACAGTTCCTCAGGATCTACGACACCGCCGGCACCACATACCAGCGGTGGCAGTCCTACTACTCGAATGTGACCGTCAGCCTGAGCGGCGCGGCCTGGGTCTACGTGCCGTTCACCGCCAGCGGCATCACCGCCGGCCAGACCGGCGATGAGTCAGGCGTCACCCTCACCGCACCGGCGCTGCCCCTGGTGGTCGACGCCTTCAACCTCGCCATTGCCCGGGCCCACCTCCTCGAACTGCGGATCTACCAGTTCGACGCCAACAACGGCAACAGCTCACCGCAGGCCGGCCAGGAGACCCTGGCGACATTCGTCGGCGAGATCGTCGGCATGGGCGGCACCCTCACCGAACTGCAGATTGAGTTGGGTTCCGCGCTGTCGCCGGTCGGTGCGCAGATCCCCCCTCGGACATTCAGCACTAGGCTCATCGGGAAGGGGTGCAGGCTATGAGGCGACGGGGACTGATCGGCTCTGATCCGCTCGCGCTCACCGCGATTCAGGAGGGCATGATCCCGGCGCCGCTGCGCGATGGTGCCGCCGAAGGTGAAAGCCAACTCGACGTCCCTCAACGTGCGGCGATCATCGGCGAGCCGGTGCCGATCGTGTTCGCCCGCCGCGTCGGCGACTACGGCGGTGTGCTGATCAACCCGCCAGCGACTGAGGCACGGTTCACCAATGACGGCAGCAACGCCGTTACAGCGTCCTACCACCTGGTTCTGTCTGAGGGCCGGATCGGGTCGATACAGGTTCGGGATGTCTTCCAGCGATCCTGCCGGGTCGGAACGCACAGCCAGACCTACAACCGCCGGGCCGGCACCTGGACACCCGGGAACTTCATCACGGCACAGCCTGGCTACACCATGCCCCAGTGCCCGTACTACTGCGGCAATGTCGGCGTCTATACCCGGATGTCCACGCTGTCGTTCACGGTCACGATCCCGAACGGCAGCGACCTGTGGAATCGACAGGTCCACGCCTTCATCCGCAACGGGCTGGAAGTGACGCGGCTGGTGGACAGCGCGACCGGCAGCAGCAACAACTACGCGGATCTGGCCTACTGGGCGTTGAGGAACTGCAGCAAGCTGCGCAACCCGATGATTGACACGACCGCGCTCACCGCAGCGGCGAACTTCCTTGATGTCAACAACTTCACCTGTGACATTTACATCCGTGACAGCAGCAACCTGGGCGACTTCCTGGCGGAGCTGTCGCCCTACTTCCTGCTGACCGAAACACGGAACGACGGGAAGCGTGGGCTGAGGCCACTGCTGCCGCTGAACGCCAACCACACAATTAAGACGACTGCGATTCAGTGGGAGTTCCTGTTCAATGAGGACTACATCCTGCCGGGATCGTTCGAGTTCAGCATGATTCCGCCAGCCGATCGGAAGCCGTTCGCGGTGCAGGCGATCTGGCGGCAGCAGCTGACCGATGACTTCGGCATTATCCGCACCTCTGAGGTGCGCTACCCCGGCGAGGCAGAGGAAGGGCCATTCGAGCAGCACGACCTGTCAGCGTTCTGCACCAGGGAGACCCATGCCGTGAAGGTCGCGGCCTACATCCGGGCGCGGCGGAAGTGGATCACCCACACGGCGCGATGGGTGACCCGTGCCGAGGACTTCAACACCACGCTGATCCCGGGTGACATCTGCCGGGTGAAGCTGGCGCGGGTGGTGAGCGGCAGCAGCCCCAGCAACCATGATTGTCTGTATCAGGTGGATGCGATCACGAAAACCCTTGAGGGCGACCTGGCGATCGAGGCAACGCACTTCCCGGTCGATCGTCAAAACCGGAGCCTGGTGGCGCTCGACGTCGTGAACACGACAGGATCAGGCATCATCCTGACCTCAAACAAGACCGGCGTCGGCTGCGACGTCAACAGCTCGGGTGATACGTCTGTGCCGGCGGAGACGTTCACTGCAGGGGTGGCCCTGGACAACGACGCACCGCTGCCGACTCCCCCATCACTGCCGCCTGATGGTGCCCCGCCGAGTGGCGGCAGCTCAACGCCAGGCGATGGCAATGGTCCTGATTCGACACCGGGGAATCCGGGCGATGGGCTGGACGTTGGCAACCTGGGCGACCTGACGCGTGATCCGCAGACGTGTATGGTGATCCCGCCAGATTGCCAGAACGGTCAATACAACGTCTGGACTCTGGACTCCAATGGCGATCGAATTGATGGCAGCCTGCGCGTGTATTCAGTCGGCGGCGGCAGCTTCGCGAATATCTATGACATCAACAATAAGGAACTGAGCTTCAGATGCCTTGACGGTGAAGGCGGAACATCAAACCCACTCAAGGGGCCAGATAGCTGCAGCCCAACCAACCCGCCGGCGCCGTTCAATCCTACGGGTTACTACGGGTGGCGGGCGATCATCTATTGCGGTGGTGGGGCGACGTTTGAGAGCGGTCCACCAACTGGACCTAAACAGTTTGGCAGCAGCAATGCGGCGACAACTGGCCTTAAAACCTTTTTCGGAACTAGCGGCCTAGTGACTCCTGTTGGGTCGGGTGAGTTCATTGTCAACAAGGCGCTAACGGAATCTTCTGACTTCGCTGGAACTACGATTAGCTTCTCAATCTGCTACCTGACCTACAGCACAGGCGCAACCTTTAACTGCGCAAATGTATATGCCTCGTCCGCTGATGGCCAGATCATCAAACCTTACATCTACGGTTCGCTGAAGTTCTACAACACCGTAGGCGACTACAACAGCGACACCAACGCGATCTACTGGGACGGCAACTGATCACCATGGCAACATTCCCCACCCTCACCCCCGCCACTCGCACCTTCACGCCAGGCGAGTATCCGCACACCCCCTACCTGACGCTGAGCAACCTGAACCGCCGGGTGCTCCACAGCTCCGCCATGGTCGCCAGCACCCTCCGCGTCACCTTCACCCAGCTATCGCAGGCCGACATGCTGTCGGTCGTCAGCCACTATCAGGGCCAGCAAGGTGCCTTCCTGCCGTTCGCTATTCCATCATCCCTCCTGCAGGGGTTCACCGCCGCAGACTTCACCCTCACCGGCTACCAGTGGCGCTACGTCGAGCCGCCGCAGATCGTCGACTTCTGCGGTCCCTTCCATGATGTGTCGGTCACCCTCGAATCCGTCGCCCCTGAGGCGATGGTCGCCAGCGGCCTGGACCTGACCGTCACTGCAACGCTCGCCGCTGGTGCCGCCACCGCCGGCAGCACCGCACCCGCCGCCACGCTGACGGTCACCGCCACCCTTGACGCTGGCGCAGCTTCCACCTCCTAACCCTCAACACCATGGCTGACCTGATCTACAACAGCGCCATTGACGACATGGCCCGCGGTGCCATCGACTTCGATACCGACACCTTCAAAATCATGCTGGTGAGCTCCAGCTACACCCCCAACAAGGACACCCACGACCGCCGCGATGACGTCACCAACGAAGTCACCGGCACCGGCTACTCAACCGGCGGCAGCACCATTGCCTGCACCGTCACCAAGGACACCGCCAACGACAAGGTGACCCTTTCATTCGCTGCCACTTCCTGGGCCAGCAGCACCATCACCGCACGGGCCGCCGTGGTCTACAAGTCCCGTGGCGGTGCATCATCGGCTGATGAGCTGGTCTTCTACAACGACTTTGACGCCGACGTGTCCACCACCAACGGCACGTTCACTGTGGCCGCTTCCACGATCACGCTCCAGAACTGATGGCCACCTTCCCATCGCTCGAACCCACCAGCCGGTCCTATGACCTCGGCTCCTATCCGGTCAGCACACAGCCCGGCTGGGCTGGTGGTGTCGTGCGATTCCGCCATGGCACCAACCCGGCCGGCCATCGCCTACAGCTGGGCTTCGATGCACTCACCGCAGCCGAGGCCAAGCTCATCCGCGACCACTACCGCACCCAGCTGGGGGGCATGCTGTCGTTTCTGCTGTCCACAACCGCATGGGCCGGCCATTCATCCATGACCGACATCGTGTCGGGCTCCACCCGCTGGCGATACGCCAGCCCCCCGGAGGAGACCCACCGATCCGGCAGCCTCATTGATGTCGCGGTTGAGCTTGAAGCGATGATCTGATCCGCAGCTACGCTGCAGTGGTTGTGCCGCGCGGCATGTCTGAACCACCCGATTCGCCAACCCATGGCGAGATCCTGAGGGCCATCGGCAAGATCGAGGGCCGGCTCGATGCCATCCTGACCGCCATGTCTCAGAACCGGTCGGACATCTCCGAGGCATTCCGCCGGCTGGCAGAAGCCGAGAAGCGCATCGGTCAGGGCATGATCCTTGCGGTCTCCGTTTCCCTCATCCTGCCGATCGTGGTGATGATCGCCGCACCGCGCCTAGAGTTTGGGCCGAAGCATCACCCCAACCCACCGGTGCCGATGATCCGATGACGACCCCCGGCAGCATCGACGACCTGGTGTTGTTCTTCGAGTTCTGGCGTGGTCTGCCGCGGCAGCGCGCAGCGATAAAAGCATTCTGGGAGCAGGTGCCGGCCAGCCTGAAGAAACGTGACGCCAGCTGGTATCAGACCTGGCAGGGCGACGGCAGGCAGGAGCAGCCGCGCACACGGTCGAATCCACTGGAGGTGCGGTACTTCAGCCAGCGCGATTCCGCCACCGATCATGCGCTTCGCATGTGCTTCAGCTCGGCCTGCGCCATGCTGCTCGAAACCCTCAAGCCCGGCACCCTCCAGGGCCCCAACGGTGACGACACCTACCTGGGTCGGGTGCTGCGCTACGGCGACACCACCGAAGCATCCTCACAGCTGCGCGCGCTGGCCAGCTACGGCATTCAGGCCAGGATGATCCAGGACGCATCGTGGGACACGATCACCCAGCAGATCGACCGCGGTGTGCCGGTGCCCCTCGGCATCCTCCACAAGGGCCCCGTCAGCAAGCCAACCGGTGGCGGCCACTGGATCACCGCCATCGGCTACTCCGATGATGCGATCATTGTCCATGATCCGTTCGGCGATCTGGATCTGATTAACGGCACCTATGGCAACAACTGGGGCGCACGGCTGCGCTACAGCCGCCGCAACCTCGGCCCACGGTGGATGGTCGAAGGGCCCGGCACCGGCTGGGCCATCATCGCCGAACCCCTCGCATCCTGAACCATGGACACACAACACCTCGAATGGATCGGCCTCGCGCTGTTCGTTGCATCTGAGATCGTGGGCATGAGCCAGCTCAAGAGCAACAGCCTCCTTCAACTGCTGCTCACAACCCTGATGAATGCCTACCCCTACCAGCCGAAGCGGCGCCGGCCATGGGATGGCCGCTGATGGTCAACCGCGACGCCATGACCCGTCAGCTGCGGTTGCATGAGGGCGAGCGGCTGAAGCCCTACCGTTGCCCCGCCGGGAAGATGACGATCGGTGTCGGCCGCAACCTCGACGACCGCGGCATCACGGCCGAGGAATCGGCCTTCCTGCTCGCTGGTGACATCGCCCGCGAGGAACGGGAGCTGATTCGTGCGTTGCCGTGGGTGGCTGGCCTCGATGAAGTGCGCCAACGGGTGCTGCTCGATATGGCCTTCAACCTGGGCCTCTCCGGCCTGCTGAAGTTCCGGCAGACCCTGGCGACGATCCAGGCCGGCGACTACCAACGTGGCGCCACGATGATGCTCGACTCAAAGTGGGCGCAGCAGGTCGGCGGCAGGGCGGAGCGGCTGGCGCGGATGATGGTGACCGGCAAGGATCCGCGCGAGCTGTGGCCGAAAACCTGACACCAGAAAGCCCCGACGATGCCGGGGCCAGGGTGTGCGTGCGTGGCGGCCGTCCGCTTTGCTCGGTCAGGCTACCAGCTGCTGGGCGGTGATGGCGTCGACCAGCATCCGGCGCATGATGCGCACTGCCTCGGGGCGCTCCGACCGCGCGCGGCTGTTGAAGATGCCGATCGTACTGAAATCGGGGATCCCCCGCAGCGATGACCGGAGGAACGACCCGACCGGATCCATGGGGTTCGGCCAGAGCTCCTGCAGCCGCGCCAGTTCCTCCGCCATGGTGGCCCATGCGGCAGTATCACCGGCCATCTGCCGCCGGAGGATCGCGGCCACTCGATCGGCATCCTCGATCGGGAACGGCGCCAACCAGGTATGTTCCGCCAGGCTCAGGCAGTAGCGGCGGCCGGCCTGCAGGGCATCGAACGGCGCGGCCCGGCAGACGGACTGGACGTGACGGTGCCAGGCCATGGAACCCTGGGTAAGAAAGGCCGTGGCGCCGTCGAGCACGTTCGGGATGCCGTCGCGGTCCATGTCATCGCCGGGGCCGTAGCCGGGCGCGGGGGTGGAGGTTGTCATGCGTCGTTGGTTGGGTGGTTGGTGGCTGGAGGTGACTGGGGGTCCAGCTCGGTGGCGAGGCCTTCAGTGAAAGCCGCTGCTGCCTCGACTCCTCGGGCGAACGCACTGAAACAAACATCGGGGATTACTCCCGTCATTCGATCCGCAGCAGCCCGAAGAACGCCAGCCGCAATGGCCCGGCGCGTGGGCTCGTGGTCGTAGCTGCGGTGCATGGCGTCGAGCACCGCCTGCGCGGCGGGCGACAGGGACGGTGGATGGGGATCGGTCATTCCTCCCCCTCCCCCGCAGGCAGGGGCAGGGTGGGCTCCACGCAGGTGCAAGCCCCTGGCGTCGGGCAGCCACGTGGCTCGATTGCAACTGGTTGACCTGGGGGATTTTCCCGCAGCCAGAAGGCGGCTTGCTCGGCTAACTGCTGCACCTGGGCGACGGTCTGCTGCCCGATCACATCGCCCAACCTTGCCACCTTCTCCAGCAGGGGGCGGGCAGCAAGGGCTTCGGCGGGTGGCTCCGGCTGCGGCGCCAGGCGATCCAGGGCGGTGCGAATTGCGTGAATGGCGTTGCAATGGTTATGCAGCGGCAAATCAAGTTTTTCATCAACAAATTGAAGTGCTTTGAGCGCCCGATCCTTTAGGTTTGATAACTCCGCCACCTCCCCCTCGGCCGGGGGCGCGGGCTGGTGGCCCCAGCGGGCGAGGACGGCGCGGGCGAACTTAACGCCACCATGCTCCTGATCTATGTGTGCGGCGCCGGCCCAGAGCGATCCCAGCTCCGCATCGGTAGGCTCCCCTACGAGGGCGACCGGCTCCCTGTCCTCGGGCACAGCCAGCCTATCGCCGCCAACTGTCAAGGATTCCTTGACGGATCGCTCCTTGGCCCAATGGCGCTCCACCCGCTCGATCGGCGTGAGCCCATCGGCCCGCGCCTCCAGCCGGTCGACCCGATCGCACAGGCTCAGCAGCACCTCCCGGTGGGTGGCCAGCTTCTGCAGCAGCTCAGCCCGCAGGCTGGTGTCAGGCCGACTGTGCGGCACGGCGGGCGCCGGCTGGTCCGGCTGGTCCCGCAAGGCCTCGCGGATCACGTCGGCGGCGCCAGAGCAGTTAAAACCGTCAAACCAATCCGCCACGGCATGACCTGCCGCGTCGACGTTCGCTGGCCCTACAGCCAGCCACAGAGCTCTCCTGAGTGAAATCTTCATGATGGTGCAGGTGGAATGAATGCCGGATAGGCTCCGGCGGGCCGTGGTCATGCTGCTGCCAGCAGCCGGCGGACGGTCGTCCTGCTGCAGCACAGCCGGTCAGCGATGCGCTGTTGTGTCCATCCCTGGCGGCGCCAGCGGCGGGCGCGCTGCTGGCGCGATTCCGTGGCCCATAGCAGGACCAGAATCGGCAGCAGAATCAGCGCGAGGATCAGTGCGGTGGTGGTGGTCATGGCGTGGTGTGGTGTGACGCCCGGGAATCATGACCCCCGGCGGGCGGCCATGCGCAGGCGCTGTCGCAATCCGTTACATCACCCCCGGCTGCCCTGCACCGACCGGTCGCCGTTGTAACGGCCCACCTCCCGGTAGCTGCGCTCCGGTGGGTCCGACATGCTGTGGAACACCATCTGGCCGACCTTCATGCCAGGCCAGATCGGCACCGCCTGCAGCTGTCGGACGTTCTGCAGTTCGAGCGTCAGGCTGCTGCCGTGCCAGCCCGGGTCACACCATCCGGCCAGCAGGTGATTCAGCCCCTCCCTGGCCCTGCTGGACTTGAGCACGAATTGAGCTGAGATGCCATCAGGCAGGTTGAACACCTCGACCGTGTGGGCGAGGATGAACTGACCCGGCCAGAACCAGTACGGGTCGCCCTGATCGTGATCGCTCAACGGATAGGGGACCAGGGCAGGCCCCTCGGCTGATTCGATCATGATGGTCTCGCCCAGCCGGACATCCAGGCTTGCGGGGTTCAGCAGCTCCGGGTCGAACGGTGCCACCATCGGCGCAGCACCGGTGCACAGCGCACGGATGCGCCAGTCGGGAAGAATGGCCATCAGAGCTTCCCTCCCAGGTAGTCGCAATCCGCCAGCCACTGCCGGTCAGGATCAACATGGAACCGTTCACAGGTAGCCAGCTCTCGCCAGTACCGCCCACGGTTGCGATCCATGGCGGCAATATGAGCGCGGCGCACCGCGCACCGCTGCAGGTTTAGGCGCATCTCGGGGGTCATCATGCGAGGCTGTCCAGAAGTGTGCCGGATTGCGATTCAGCAGCGGTCAAGAACCGCGCTGCCTGCTTCGCATATTCCGGCTTGAGTTCGCAGCCAATGTACCGGCGGCCCATCTTGATCGCTTGATATCCCGTGCTGCCGATCCCATTGAACGGATCCAACACCAGATCGCCAGGGTTGCTGTAGAGCGTCAGGCAGCGTTCGATCACATCCAGCTGCAATGGGCAGATGTGCCTCTCATCTTCCTGGCCCTTCGCCTGCCGTCCGTTGAGAACCTTCGTTTGATTGACTGTCATCCACACCGGACTGGCCAGCTCCTGCCATGTGCTCATCCTGTGCACAGGGGCCGACCTCCGCCAGCCCGCCGTGCTGCTCATCGCGATTCGGGTTCATTCCGCCACCCCCATCGCCGCCGGCGCTGATGCCTGGCGTTCCATCCACTGCCCGGTCCAGGTGCCGCCTTCCACCCGCGCGGCTGCGCCGACATGGCGCAGCACGGCACGGGCAGTTGCGACGGCATCCTCATCGGTTCGGCCGCTGTCGCGGATCATCACCGCGACCTCTCGCAACAGGCTGT